ATAAGTGATTAGAAGTTGCAACGGTAATTTGTCCAGTAATCAAAGAGGTGTTAACAATTTCATCTCCTAAGTATAGCTCTAATTGATTGGCTGCTAGTATAGTAGGAACATCACTGTCGGCAGTTCTAGCGAATACTTTCGGTCCAAATGAGATAGCCTCCCCAGATCCAAGAGTCGAGTATGGAACTATCGTAAAATAATATTCAGTATCATAATACAAACCAACTGGCTTGATATCGATTTGATTGATTTCCGACAGATCTTGAATGCTTTGAGTATACAAGAAATTAGGATTGTCTGAGCTTTTTAAATTCGGATCAGAGTATAAACTAATGCCACTATCAGTGGAAGCGTATAAATCAAATTTTTGTATATCAACATATTTTAAATTATTCGCGAACTTTAAATCCACAGTTATCTTATCATATAAAGCAGGTTCAGATAGATAACCTAGAGATCCATCAGTTACTTGATAACTACTTATTTCTGGTAAGTTACCATATGCGTAAAACTCCGATTGAAATATATTACTATTTACATTATTAGTTATTTTAGCTCTAACGCCGAAATCTTTTTCATATACGCCAAATATACTAGCGTTTTCTATTTCTGTTAAAGTTAAGCTTCTACTAGTAGTTCCAGATTTATAATTAGCAAATACTGTTTGGCCTGATTTATTTAAAATATCAAATGCAACTGTCGAAACCAATGGATTTTTAATTAAGTCATAATCTGTTTGAATTACATTTTGCTGCAAATCTACCAAAGTAAAAGAAAAAGTTACATCTCGATTTAAATGCACTCCACTTCCTGTATAAACAGTTCCCAATGAACCAGTGTTTACTAAAAATTGTGTATCGAATTCAAACATATTATTTTACATTAAAGTTATTTACAAAGACTCTATCGTATGGAGTGGATGGTATTGGAGTATTTAAAATTAGTTTACCAGATGCAGCGACATCAGATGATGAGTATGTGGTATTATTTCCTAATGCTTGGACATTCAATTGCCAGTGTCCTCCATAAATCAATCCAGTAACTCCGAAGTTGAGAGATGAAGAAGTTTGTCTGTATGTATCAGAACTGTCATTGTTTGTGATTTGAGCAGTGTATCCAGTCGCATTCGCAACTCCTGACCATGTTCCAGTCAAACTGAAGGTAGTTCCAAATGTTCCAGTATTAAACAATGTAATAACTGGTGCGGCTAATTTATTAATTCCGATTGCGGCTTGGGCAACTGAATTAGCGTATGTTTGCGGCAAAAAGTCTGACGAAATATGATTTTCAATTTCTTGAAATTTGCCAGTATCATACTTAGAAGCCGAGATGCTATATTCGTTTTGATTTTGTTCTCTGATGCTTATTATTTTGTAAATTTGGTCAGAGGCATTTTTTCTTTCAATACGATATACACTTCCTTCTCCAACGAACTGTAATAGATTTATGTTTATGTCATTTGGGTCTAAAAACAATTTACTTCCATAAGTGTAATTGCTATCGTGACCAGTTACATTGAACGTTGTTATCTGAGAATTATTTACAGTGTTTATTTCGCTTTCTAAAATTCCATGATAACTATCAAATGGAACATCAATTCTGTCTGCTACATTTCCTGATGGATTAGTTCTTTTAATTGGTGAAGAGCTATCGTAGCGGAATCCAGTAGAATCAACGCCAGTATCAAAATATGTTATATCAGATATTCCAGTGTTTGTTATAACTTTATCATATGTGTTATTGTCTTGATATGGCAATCCAGTTGCAAAAACAAATCCAGTATAACCAGTATTATAATAACAAAATAAACTATGACCAGCATATCCAGAACCAGTATACAATGGAAACTGACTTGGAAATGGATTTTTAGCATTTGGGTATCCAGTAGGATATCCATTTACATAACCAGAAAAATAATAACGACCAGTTAAGATATCATCGGAAGGCTGAATTAATCCAGTTAAGACATCAAAATATGGAACTCTATTTCTATTTAAATCAGCTATATTATTCAACTCTTCATTAGTAGTATATCCAGTTGGTGTATAAACAGTTACTCTTCCAGTAAACGATCCACTATCATAGAAATTATCAATTCTTAAAGTTTTGTCAAAAATGTTTTTTTCTAGAATACGTCCATAATTGCTAGACATAGTTTTCATTTCATCTTCTACGATTACTAAATCGCCAGGTCGGCACAGTAAAGAGTCAAGTCCAGCAGAGAATTCTATGCTCTGATTCTCTTTGATAGTCTGGTAGATCAAGTGCTGTCCTATGCGTCGTGCCATCGCTCTAGAGGTCACTCCAAGCGTGTTTATGTCGGTCTTGAACACTCCTCTCTTTCTGATATCAGCTTCGTCTTGAATATACTCAATTTTGGTTTGATAGTTATCGAAGCGATCTAAATAAACAACTTCGACAGTATTAAATTGCAAATCCCTGCGATTATTAATGTAATTAAATACTCCGTCTTTTATGTTCGAGTTCGTGAATAAAGCAATTGGTGTTTTTGGTCTATCATCCAAAAAGTGAATCTCTGAATTGCTGAAGAAAACACTTCCTCTAAATAAACTTGCTACGATATTGATTGCGTCGAATATTTTAGTTTGATCTTTGAATAGGATATTGCATGAATATCTTGGCTCCAATCCTCCGATACCGTCAGACACTCCTTGGAAATAACCGTCGGAATCAACTGCGTCACAGAATCTTCCAATTTTATAAAGCTCCCATTTATTAATTTGACTTTCGTCAATATAAGCACCTAATCCATATCTTTTGCTAGTTAAAAGATCATAAATAATCCATGCTGGATTATCCGTCCATTCCATTTTAAACTGTCCATCCCAGTCTCCATCATAAACTAAGTTTGGAAAAGTGTATTCAGAGATAGATTTAATATATCTATTATCAGATCTATCAGCGGCTAGTGGATAGTAATTGGTTGGAACGTTAACTAACTTCAATCTGCAATCATAAGTTCTTTCTGGAACTGAGCCAAATGTTCTTGCGTCAATTTTAATTCCAGCAACTGCCGAAAATGGATACGAAAGATTTTGTTCGATAATTTCTGTAACTTTATACAGTGCAATTTCTTTTTTAAGCAAAACGGAGTTGGTTTCTGTAGAAAGCTTCTTAATTTTTATATACCTCTTAACAGATGATGGATTTTCTTGATTACTTAATTTTGGAAGTGTAAAAGGTTTCGATAATACAGCTTGATCGAAAGTTGATTTTGATACGTTTGAAACATCTCTAACAGCTTTAAAATAATCATTTTCTATTGATTCTAAATCTGGAGATCCAAAATCAATCAACATTTGGCCTTCAACCATTGCTATAACAGCGTATTTTTTAGTCTTAGCATTAGATATTTCACCATTGGATATCTTACCCCATTCGACTTCAATTTCTACAATAGCAGGAACCTTATCTCCTTGTTGGCGCTCATCACTAGTACTTTTCGCGACGGTATCACTTAAATTGCTGATAGCTAAAGTAAAAAACACAGAAGAAACTTCAGGATTTTCAATAGTGTGAGTAATTGCTATGGCATCTTCGTCATATTCATTATCATTATTCCAGTCTGAATAGCTTTCTTTTGCAGTTCCGACAGTCGCTTCTCTTAAATCATCAGAGCCTTCTTGCTCATTGAGAGATAAGTTTAATTTGGGATTTTGTGGTCCAAAACCTTTGGTTTTCCAATCACCATCAATTCGTCGAGTTGTATATCCAGCTATAAATGGACCACTCAATGAAGCTGTATAATCATAATCAACGTAAATATTTTTGAAATATTCCAATGGATCTTGATATTCTTGTCCATTTTTAAATTCGCATGATATATTTAAGAAATTATATTTTGCCGCTTTATTTTGATAAGAAGATTCTGGTCCTGTCTTGAATATTAATTTAGTATTTTCAGTTATGAATCCAGATAAATCGCTGATGAATTGGCGATTGTAATAATAACTGTATGAATTTACTGAACTATTTGCTCCAAAATTTTGAACAGTGCCTTTTGTAGATCTATACGTTGTTGGTATTGCAATCACTAAACATCCATAAACTTTATTTGTATATTGATTATCAGGATCAATTGTCGGAACAAGTAGTTTGTAGATTTGATTTTGAGGTATGTTCCTACTAAAGTTTTCGAGTTCGAAAGAAACTGTTTTGAAAACTCCTTTATCATCAAAGATGGATTTAGTTTCTACTGCACCGTTATTTAGTTCTTTTGGATTATTTTTATCCGCAATTTCAACTATGATATATACAGTGTTTTTAGAATTCCAATCAAACTTTTCTTTACTCGCTTTTCCTTTCAGCTCTTGAATTTTTTTCAATACTTGATTATTAAAGAACTTCTCTTGATCAGATGAATCATCTGAAAGTTTTTTAAGAGAAGTTTCTAGTTTTAACAATAAAGTATCGATGGCGAATAAACTTTGATTTGGATCGATATAATGGACTTCTAATTTTGACGTAGTATTTTTAAAATAAATGGGACCAGAAATAGGCTTGACAGTTGAAATATTGCCTTTTAATGCCCATCCATTTTTAGAAATACCATCTACTAATATATCATCTACTATTGGAGAATAATACTCATCTTTAGCGTTAGCAACTCCCTGTTTAGCTTGAGTTGCTAATAATCTTCTTTCGGGCATTTTTGTGGGAATATTTAATCCATTTAAATTTATAACAGGCTTATGAAAATATGTTTTATAAGAATTGTCGCTATAATATATATCCCCTAATACATTTAATGAGTTTGAAATTTCGACACTCCCAATAACATCACTAGCGTTAATCGGAAAATATACAGAGGTTTGCTGGATAGGTGTATTGTCTAAATAAACACCCTGAAGAATGCTTACTTGTTTTCCAAGAGTCTGACCATTTTGGTTAACGAGTCCTTCGATTGGTCCGTCAGAAATTAAATCAACAATCTCAGCAACACTGTAAGAGTTTAATATTTCATAATTATCAAGCTTGGGTGGCCTGAGAATAGCAGGAGTTGGCTTTGGCTTGCTTTTGCCACCGCCTTGAAATAAATTTTTCTTAATTAAATGCTTCATGTTATTGTATTTTGCTCTTGCAGAGCCAGATCCGTATCAGTTGGTATATTTTTACCAAATAAAGCGTTGGACACTCTTTGTCTTTGAGGATACGATTTGACGGTGCTTTGGACAATTGAAGTTCCGATTCTCAATCTTCCATAACCAACTGGCACGGGAACTCCTTGCTCTGCTAAGTTCCCTTTCGAACTAATTAAAAATGATTCTTTTGTTCCACTGATACGAGCTTCTGTGCGTTGTGGTTTTTGTGATGGAGCTAGAGCTTGTTGGATAAGAGTAACAGCAATCATATTCAAAGCTCCACCAATGAATGAAGTCAAAGCAGTGGCGGTAAATCCAGCCGCCACTGATCCAGTAACAAGAGCGGCACCAACAGCGCCAGCGCCTCCAGTTAAAGCTCCTGCAATTGTTGTAATCAACGCTGTGAATCCTTGTCCACAAATAACAGGGGTTAGATCAATA